TCGTAAGTATTGGTTGTTGACAACCAACACAAGTGCATCCCTGGAATAATCCCCACAGGAAGTTCGGGCAACGCACTATTTGCCCACTTGTCTCTAAACGCATCAAGGCGTTCACGACGTGCTAAATCATCTTCGCTAATATTATTAGCTCTTTCTTTGACTTCAATTGCTCGATCAATCAAGCGATCATCTAAGTCACGTTTAATTCTTGCGTTTGCCATTTTAATTATCCTTTACGGTTGTCTCTGTCGTACTGCGCATAAGCTTTGATCGCTTTACTTCTGGCTGCGGGATCATCCCACTTACCAGCGTCTTTGATGGCTTGTACACGCTCACGACTCAAAGTAATTGTTGTTGCTGACTTACCAGCGGGGTTTGCCGTCCTACTTGATGCTGTAGGACCAGCCCTTTTGATAGGTGAATTACTTTTTCCTGCATACCGATGTGGCAAACGAGCAGATAATCGGCTATCCAATTCTTCCCAATATTCTGGGTCTGATGGATCCCAACCTTCTGCAGCTAAATCTTGGTCGACAACCTTAGCAATTCTACTATCTGTATCTTTTGCGTTGGGGTCGTACCATTTATTACTTTTCAACCATTGTGTGGCGTTTCTTTGGACTTCAGTAGAAATCTCATTTGGAACGTTTTGTTTTGGTCGATTTACTTGTTCAAGCTGTTGCTTCTTATACGCTTGAATCTGGTTTAATTTTGTTTTTGCATCTTGTAACTGCTCAAGATACTCGACTTGGGCATTCGCATCATTTGCTTGCGCTGCTTGCACCAATTTCATCTTGGCATACTCAACTCGAGTAGCTTCATCTTCGATAGCTTTGTCAACTTGAGCAAACTGGAAAGATGCGGCTGAGGATTCTACTGCTGCTAATCGTCTTGCCAAATCTTCATTGTGGCGTTCAAGGGTTTTAATCTTGTTTTGAGCCGATAAATCACGCTGTTTCTTTAACTCTTTTTTGAGTCTGCGCTCTTCTCGTCTTGCCTCACGAATTGCTTCACGCTCTTCGTCAGTTTCGCCATCATTTTGCTCTTCGTTTTGATCATCGGACTCATCGTCGTAATCATCAGAAGCTTCGTGATCTTTTTTCTTCTTTCCGCTTTCGACTTCTACATCTTCCAGCGGATCAGGTTCCAATTCATAAGCAACCTGAGCACTACCATCTTCCAGTTCTTTTACTGGGATATCTTTTTCATTATCTGCCATAATTTATCCAAATTAGTCTACAAAGGCCTTCATTTTCTGCGCATATTCAAACGACTTAATGCGAGAAATGATTTCACGAGCTTGCAGTGTAATAAACACCACAGGACCACAATCATCACCTGGGTCTACAACAAAACGATCGCCACCGTACTTAATTGTCCTTACCAAGTCACCTTCTTTGCACCAAGCACCTTCAATCCAAGGTTCTAGTGTATCTGGTGATTTGTATGCTAAAGGACCTACTTGTACTACTTTAGCTACTGTCTCATTGAACTTCAGTGTTTGTTGAGTTTCGTCAACAAAAATGATGCCGCCTTTACTTTTTACTTTTTGTCGGCGCAACTGGACTAAAACTCGATCCCCAGCTACATCAACCCCATGATCTATAACAGGAAAACATTCTTCCTCGCTACGAAGATCTGGTTCTTCGTTACTTCTAACATCAATCGCCATACGGCAACCTCCTAAAAGCCCTACGGCTTAGTCGTTTTCATCATCCTCAGTCATGAGGTCTTCTATAATCGCTAAAGCTTGTTGTAAGCCTTCACGAGTACCCAATATTCTTTGATAGCTATCAAAGTTGTGGATATTTGAGCCAGAAGATAATGCATCGGCTACTGTTTGATCAGCATCTTTCAGACGCTTAATAAGATTTAAAATTAGGTCTCCCATATAACTACTTATGCAATATGAGAGATGTTTCCGCCCTAATTAATAGAAATTACCGCCACCAATATCTTTTAGATTCTTACCTGGGCCAACTTTACTTGGTTTGGTCATCTTAGCTTGGGCTGCGCCAATCTTCCAATTGTTATCACGACCAGAACCAGATGGTCCTTTGTCTACTTTAGCATCTGGGCCACCGCCAGATGATTGTTTACCAGTTTCTTGGTAAATTTGACGAAAGCCTTTTTGATCGGCCATTATGCTTCTCCTTGTGGGGGTGTGGGGGGTTGTAAATTTGCTTGTTGCTGTTGTTGGTCTAATGTTTGCTGATGTTGTTGATCATTTTGCATCATTTGTTGCTGATGCTGTTGTGCTTGCAAAGTGGATTGCTTTTGGGCATCAATCTGTTGTTTTACTTGATCTGCTTGTGATTGAAACTGTTGCTGTTCTACTGCAATGCCGTGTTGGCGAATATCCATTTCAGCCGCTTTAGTTGCCTCAAAAGCAGAAAGGTTTTGTTCGTGTTCCAACATAGCTTGTTGTTGATCCATTTCAGCACCCTTAGTAATCTGGGCAACTCGTTCTTTAGCGGCATTATTAATGTTTGCCAAAGCAATAGTTGTTGCATTTTGCTGACTATCGACTTGAGTTTGTGTAGCATACTTTGCTTGCAGTTCTTGAACCTTTTGTTGCAACTCAGCCACTTTAAGCTGAAACTCTTGTTGCTGGCGTTGCACATCAATTTGCATCTGTGCTTGTGACTCTTGAGATTTGCGCTGTGTTTCAGCCATCTGAGTTTTCATAATGACTTGAGCAGTTGGATCTGAATTAGCTGCTTGCATCATCTGAGCTTGTTGTGCTTGTTGAACTTTTTGTACAATCTGACCAATAGCTGGAGCAATTGGTTGGAATTCAACTTGACCATCTTGCGCAACCATCTGGCATGCGATTGCCAAAGCTTGTTCGCTTTCTTTATCCAGTGGACGCTCTTCGTTAAGCTTGAGGATGTCTTTACCACCAGCAGCTTGGCCAACATAACTACGCATAGACTGCAGATAATGCAGTGTAATGTGTTGCTTTAAGTGCTCTAAAAGGTGTGGTGCAAAACCTGGGCCAATGATAGGGCTACCGCCGTAGTTAGGATCCATTGCAAAAGTCAAATGCACCTTAATATGTGCTAAATGATCTTGGTCAGGATAAGCCGCCGCTGGACGGTTCATTGCCATTGAAACGTTTTCTAACGCTGGGTTAGCTTCTTTGACGCCATCTGGGTTAGGTAAAATGTCATCAATGTTTGGGATTTTCATCTGCTTTAGAATACGCAAATGGGCTTGGCGTAAATCATAAAGCTGTGGTGCTGACTGAGCTAGTTGTAAAATTGCTTGAGCTTGTGCCAAACGCTGAGTTTCAGAGAAAATGTTTGGATCTGATACTGGGCGAATGTCGTTGTTATTTGCAAAGTCACGAATCTCAATTTCTTCGCCAGACTCGTTGTCCATCTCTTCCAAGTACCAGTGATTGATACGAGACAAAATAGCAAGCGACTTAGCTTGTGAACGATGCATACGAGCATGAATACTAGAGAATACTTTAGCGCCTTGCTCGATTAAAGCTTGAGTTGTTCCCACTGGAGCGTTGGCGTTCATGTCGCCAATCTTCTCTTCTGATGTGGTAACTACTCCCTTAGCGGCATCTGTTAAGAAACCAAGGAGATTAAAGAGAACATTTGATGGTGCATTGAAAGGCATCGGCATGGCGATTTTACGAATATCGTCAACACCAGGCGAGCCCTCAATTTCCATTACTTGAGTGGGTTCAATTCGGTCACTTTGGCCACCAATGCGTCCGCCTTTGAGCTTAAGCATCGTCTGGCTGTTGCTGATGTGAGCAGAATCCAACAGAGCACGTAAGCTACCAGTAAGAGCAGCAGATAAGCCACCAATAAGATGGGGAAGGCCAATGGCATAAGCACCACGCCAAGGAATAAATTTAAACTCGACGTACCAGTCCAGCTTCGTAAGCTTTTCATCACCATAACTCCAATTTCGATATAAAGCCAGCACTTCACCGCTGGATTCGTCGATTGTTAAAATATATGGAGCACGTCGACCTTCTGTTTCGTCATCGTCTTCTAAACGCAAGAAGCATGTGATTTCAAAGACGCGGCGCACACCATCCACGTTCTTTTCGGGTTTGTCTTTACCCTCAATCTTGTTGTTCGCTTTTTGTGAGCGAGTCATTTCTTCTGGACCCAGATCATCAATGTAAGTAACATCGATGTCACGGTAGATACCTTGATCTATCCGTTGCTCAAACACATCTTGCGTAATATCTTGAACTTCAGTTACACGAGCTGAAGTGTAAAAATTGGTAGTGGAGTATGGTAGTAAGATGTTATCAATTGGAATCCACTCGGTCATTGGACGGCGTTGTTCGCTATCATAACGCCATTTAAGGTACTGAGATCCGCCTAGCGGCAACTGTGTGAAGAGTACTTCCATTTCATCACGATACTCTGGTACTTGTTCTGTTAACTGCCAGTTAAGGAAGTTGGCTTTACGCTCTGCACAATCCTCACGCTGTTTGTTTACTTCGCCCTTGATGTACGATCTAACAATGCCGTCAGACGGGAGAAGTTCTCTAGTGGCTGACGCAGCAAAGTCAACGCAACTTTCTGCCATGACAGGATGCACCACTTTAGAAGCGCCATCAAATGTTGCTCCACCAGGAGCGTCTTTTCCAAGACCTGTTCTACGAAGTCCTTCTTCATACTGTTTGTCTCTTTCTTCACGAGCTTGACGATCCACTTCGATTAACTCGATATACTCTGTCGCTAACGACTGAAGTGTGTCCTCATCAAACTCTTCCGCCAAGTTCGCATAAAACTCGGGGTTTTTCATTGGACCTTCTGTGGGGGTGTAATTAACGATGACAGAGCCGTCATCCAATTCAATTACTTCCTCGTCTAAATCTTTGTCGTCGCCTTCAAGTCCAAGCGCATCTTCATAAGCCTCAATTTCTTGCTCGCTTAATTCACTTTGATCAATCTTTTCGTCACGTTGTAGTGATTCAAGATTAGAACCTGCTTGGATGGGTAGCTTTGGTGCGGCCATTAATTATTTTCCAGAAAGGTGTTTTTGAATGAGCAATCTGCTCATATCATAAAAAGGTTTGTTAGTTGATCCGCCAGCAGCCATACCAGAAGAATTTCCCATAGTATCAACAGGGGGCATTTCTGTTGGCGCTGTTGTATTTGGCGGTTGTGGCATTTGTGGATTGTTATACGCATTATCGATTAAAGTATTAAATTCTTTATTTTGCGGATGATCTACTACTTTACCAAAAGCTTCATACGCTTTATTATAATCTAATCCTGTCTTACCATATTCGCTTGTTCCAAAACCATTCCATGCTTGTGGTAACGGAGCATGTAAACGATTTGCCATATTGTTTTTATTATACAAAGCTGCAGCATAATATGCTTGATCTGGATGGTGACCTTCGGCTTTTAACTTTTCTGCAAGTGCTAAAGCTTTAGCATCATTAAAATCAACGCCATTAAATCCCATGTCGCTACGACCTTCAAGGGGATAAAAAGTTTTTAACTGCTGTGGGCTTAGTTGTGGCACACCATATTTTTCACCGGCTCTAATTGCCGCAATTTGTTTTTGAATCATTTCTGGATCCAAGTAGGTTGGTTGTGTTTCCAACCCGTTATTGCCTTTAAACCGATTTGCTGGATCCGCACGATAAACAGGAACTACTTTATCGCTTTCATCTTGCAGTGCAAGTTGGCGTGTATGCCTATCATCTTGCCATTTAACATAATTTTGTTGCTCTGGCGTGCCGTACTGTTTTAACTGATCTTGAACGTATTGCTGTGTTGTACCAGCCCAATTTTTTGCTGTTGGTGGGTTTGGCAAATTCCCAAAATGTTGTTTTGCCCAAGCGGCAACTTGTGCCCTTGTTGGTTTTGTGTTTGGTGGCGGTTGTCCTCCGCCAGACATATGAGGTATGCCAGCTTGCTCGTACAGCATTTCAATAGGAGATTTGATTAACGGAGAGCTCATGTCTATTACTACTTATGCAAATACAAGGAGGTTTCCGCCCTATTGTGCGTAGGGGTTGTATCGTTTCTTGGAAGCCTCATCGTCACTGTACGAGTGATCCCTTGTTGGTAACGGGTCAAGGTGGATCCATCCAGAGTCTCTGAGCACCCGTAGTGCTTGTGACAGTGAATCCACATAGTCATCGTGCCCTCCCGCTTCTGGGAATGAACACACTTGCCTTATAAACCGTTTTGCCCATAGTGCCACTTCATTTTTAATTTCCACGTCTTCTGGGATGTACACCTTACCCTTGGCAACCAAGGGAGCCACAATGTTCACTCGTTGTACTTTGTCGGCTTTACCCGGATTATAGCCTTGTACGGGCACATAGGCGCCTTGGAGCTCTTGGATGAGGGAGATACCAGCGGACTTGTCTTCCATCAGTATGAGGTCTGCTTTACGACCCTTAGCAAAGTCGTTGTCGCTACCATACACCACTTCCTTGTAGTCATTGATCACCTTACGGCGTAACTCGGGGTATGACATGTGCTCATCCCAAGCGTCAAGGAGGATAATGCTGGTGCCAGAGTCTTCTTTTTCAAAGATGCCCCACACCGTACAAGCAGTAGGATCGTTGACAGTTTTTTCAGAGGTTGCTGGGTCATACGAGGCAATCACATACTCCAGCTTGGGTGATGGTTTATTCGCTGGCCAGAGTTTGAACCATTTGCGTTTGATAATACCAGCGTCTTCTGGGTCAAGGATTGCACCATAGATCTCTTGTTTACCAAGGTCGGTACCTTCATACGTCTCGAGTGCTTTAAAGAACGATTTAGATAGGTTTGCTCGATTATCATAAGACGAGGCGTTGACCACATACACATCGCCGCCAACTTTACCTTCGTTCAAATCGACAATTAGTTCACGAGGCTTAGGTGTAGTGGTAACAATCTGCTGAACTCGTGGAAAACGAGAATCACGAAGACGCAAGGTAAACTGCGCCTGATCCCATGCCTCATCAAGGTAATCAAATGCGGCAAGCTCGTCAAACCACGCACCATGATACTGCTTACCACGATAACGCTCTGGTTCAGTGCCAGGAATGCCTTGGATGATTGAGCCGTTTTTAAGGTGGATCTCAAACAATGACTTATTGTAGGTGTCAATCAAAGAAGGCGGAATAATGTTCAGCAACCCCGAGTCACCTTCAAAACACGTTGCTCGAATGTCCGAGGATGTGGGGGCTGTAACTAGCCAGCGAGTACCATTAAAAAGGGCTGCACGCTGTCCAATCCAGTTAGAAGCGGTGTAGGTCTTACCTGCACCACGACCAGCCAGCATAAGCATAGTGTCGTACTGACCGTCCTCTGGTTCTCGTTGATGATCAAGAGCGGTGAGCTCCCAGCGAACTCGCCATAGGGCAAGATCAAGCTGATCTTTTGGCCAGTGTTTGTTTTGTGTTGCAAAAGCCCCAAGAAGTTTTTCTTGGATGGTAGTTAATGCCATATTGGTAAAAATCCTTGTCCTACGACAAAAGGTTGAGCCGTATTAATGTGAATACAACTCACATTTTGAGCCGATTTAACATCCACGATCATTCTTCTGCCGGCATTTTTTAAATTTGTATCAAATTCTTGCCATGGGACGAGTGGAATGTTAGTTTTAAAGCGTAATTTGTGGGTAATGCTAACTTCATTGAAGAAAACTTGGGTTTTCATCCCCAAGGATTCACAAATTCCTTGAATGGTAATCAAAAACCGTATATCTCTGCTGTGAACTTCAAACTCTTTGCGTTTTTTATTAAAACATTTTGTACGCAATGCTAAAAATCCTTGCAACAATTCAATTCTCTGCTCAATTGACCCAAAGCAATACTCTGGTGGTATAACTTTAGGCACTGTGGGGTACTTAGTAATGAAGGCGTGGTTAATCGATGGTCGGATTTCAATCAACCTAACCCCTTCTTGCACCCAATTAAACCCGAATGAACGAATTTTCTTTTGAATGTACTCCATATTCTCTGGTCTTAAGATAAACCTAGCCCTAGCATTTCGTTTAGTCATCCACATTCCCACAATGAACGGTGGGACTGGATGATCTTCCCATAAGAACTCTATGGGTTTACAATTGGTAATAGAATATATCCTATCGCCCCTAGCGTTTGTTAATCCATTATCCAATAACTCTTGGGGTGTGGCGTAATTTTGTTTGGCTGTGCGACGTCGTTTACCTTGATACCGATTTTCTACCCAGCGTTTATTAATATCACTGACAGGAAACCGAGCATGATTATCAACCTGTAAAGAAACTCCGTCGTTTAATAATATCTCATAAGTATTTTGTGCAATATACTCTTGAACAGATTTAATCTGGATGGGCTTTCCTTCTCGATTAAATACATAATCACCTTTATTTAAATATTTAGCCAGCGTCCAACCATTTGGAATAGGGACGGGGGTATTACTCGCTATTGCCATGACATACCCAATAATCTAACCATTCGTTCATTGGGGTTCTTAATTGATTGGCAATATTATCTGGTATTTTTCTAACGTCCAGATAATTATTCACGGCCAACCGATATTTAAAATAAGCCAATAACTCTGGTTTAAATATATCAGCGGGAACATCCACCAATTGTAATATATCAGAGGAACATACCGCCACCCTAAACCCACCGATCTCTTTGTTGGGCTTTTCAAGGACACCCTTGATTTGGTACACATAAAGATTAGACACGGGCTTCTTTCAATCTCTCACGCTTGCCACGAGTCATGCGAATGGGTTTGCCTTGCTGCCGTCGTTTTTTATGTTTCTCAAACCGATCCCTACTTTCTGCCGCTTTGAATGCGTCTGGGCTTAACCATCTCTCACCACGGTACCCTGACAATAAGGTGTCGCTGCGGTAATTGAAAAATAGCTTCCCGTCAGCGCGAATGTCGCCATATTTGTAGGGGGCGTTGGTGTTTGGATTAATTCTCTTCATACAACTACTTATGCAAATACTATACAAGTTTCGCCCTTATTCCAAAAGTTGTATAGAACGAGGCAGGGTATCCACGATCTTATTACTATACATCCACCCTATCCTGTCTCCATTTTCGCCATTTAAAGTACTTTAAACCGCTACTATCCACGGTATCCATAGTATCCACCCCAAAAAGTCACTTCGGGGTATATGTGTATCTTTATTCTCATTATTAAAGAAATATTAAAGAAATACTGTGGATAGGGTGGCTTATTACTATACAACCCATATAGAATAAGGGTTTGCGGGTCGTTTTGGAGACACCATGCGTTTTTGTATCCTGTCACCTTATTACTATACAAGTAGCACTTTATTTATATAAAACAAAAACTTAGAGCAAAAATGGTGCGCCGCAATACGGTTTTTGCATCCTGTCCTATTACTATACAAGTGGTCTGTTTTTTCATAAAAAATAAAAAATTATAGAAAAACATGAAAAAGTGGGCGGATTAGTCAGAGCTTGTGCTTGGTATGGGACCCGCCCGGCCGCAAGCACTGGAATCCTTTTAAGGGGTGTGGCTTCAAAACAACACCCCCCGCGCACCAACTTGGTGCATTGCCACCACACTAGCGCACCAACTTGGTGCATTGCCACCACACTAGCGCACCAATATGGTGCAGCATGGTAGTAAGTACTCACTCACTTCCTGGCGCACCAATGTGGTGCATGGTCATACTGCAATGCAACAAGTAAGTAAGTACTCACATCACTAGCGCACCAATGTGGTGCACCTGGTAAGTAAGTACTCACTAACTAACCGGCCGCACCAATGTGGTGCATGATGTTAGTAAGCACTAACGGACCAGCAACGCACCAATCTAGTGCATTGCCAGCGCACCAATGTGGTGCAATGCGTGCGTGAGGGAGCGGTAGTGTAAACCCTTAATGGTATACCCTAGCGACTACCATGCCGTTATATCATAGGGTAAATACCTATTGACAATCCATTGTTGTAAATACCCAACACCTGGCCTAGGGTAAACCCTAACGATCAGATCGCCTCATATGCCACGATTGACAATGCCCTAATACATAGTGATCAAGTAAGAGCAAAACCGCTCTAATGCCCTATAAATGCCCTACAAATCGATTGCCTATTTTTTAGGCAGCCCGGCTAGGGTAAACCCTATTAGGGTTTTTAGTTTACTAATTTATTGCACAATCCATTAAAATTGTAGTATTAGGTAAGCAATATCCTAATTAACTAAACAATTGGAGAATATATGCAACAAATTAAAACCATTAAACAAGCTTTAGATATTATTGGCGGATTATCCGCACCCAGTAAAATGCCATGCCCTAGTTATTCTATTAGTGCGAAGCGTTGTATTACTGGATCTAAGCTTGCAAAAATAGAGGGTACTGTATGCCACAATTGCTATGCTTTAAAGGGCAATTATGTACGTTATGCAAAAACAATAGATACCGCTCATGAGCGGAGATATCAAACCCTTACAAATCCACAATGGATAGAGGCTATATCTTTTATTATTAATAAGCAAAAATTAGAATATTTTCGCTGGCATGATAGCGGAGATATTCAGTCATTCCAGCATTTACTTAATATTGTGAGCGTTGCGGATAATTGCCCTAATACAAAATTTTGGATACCTACAAAAGAGAGTAATTTAGTTAAGCAATATATAGATACCTTTGGTGATTTTCCTAGTAATTTGATAGTGAGAGTATCCGCAACAAAGCGGGATAGTAACCCGCCAAAATTCCAATTTACTAGTACAGTACATTTAGCAAATAGTGCAATTGGTACAGAATGCCCTAGTTATAAACAAGCGGGAAAATGCTTAGATTGTCGCAATTGTTGGAATAAGTCTATTTCCAATATTTCCTATAAATACCATTAAGCAATTAGGAATAACCCTACCCCCGCCAATGAGCGGGGATTTTTTTTTGCCTAAAATTCTGGCCGTAGGGTAAACCCCTATAGACAAGCTTAAATTTTTTGATCTATTTTGTATTAGGGTAAATACCTATTGACAAATCTTGGCGCACTATTATGGTGCGCCTGGCCAAGGGTAAACCCTAAGGACCAGATCCCTCCATATTGAACGATCGATCATGCCCCAATACACTTGCTCCAACAATGGACAAAATCGCTCTATGCTCGTTTTAATCGATTTTAGGGGTATAGGTTATTGAGAATTATTCTCATAATGGCATTTTACCACTATTTATTAGGGATAACCCTATTAGGGTTTTTAGTTTACCAAAACACTAGGCAAACCATTAAAATCTATGTATAGCAGTACTTTTTAACTACTACAAGGGAGCAAAAATGGAAAATAGATCAATCTCAAGTATTGCAAGGGATATAAAGCGGGTTTGGGTTAAACCTTATTTCGGTGCTAAACCATATCTTCAAGCAATGGAATATCTAGATAACATTCATTCAAAATATATCTATGACGATGCCCGCTCGATCATTATGTATTTTTTAGCGAATGCATCAACCTTTAGGGGCAATGATGCCAAGGTATTAAAGCAAGAATTAAAAAACCTATTGAAGGGGGCATAAGATGCAAAATTATCTAGATGAATTTCCTAGTTATGACGATGTATTACCAGTTATAAAAGGGTTTGAAGATGGATCATGGCATAACGATGCTTGCCCCTCATTAATTCGCAAGGTAGGGGAAAATACTTACTTGCAATTATGGTGTGACTATAAAAACAAAAATCTAAGCGATTTTGCCGATTTGGATGGTGATCGTTATCGCAGATATTCCCTATCATTAGTGAATGATGAAGAGGGTTTGCACATTGATTTAGTGTCATCTAATGATTTAAGCGAAGTACTGGAATTTATTAAAAACAATGTTAATTATGTTGGAGCATAAAAAATGGATAATTTTCAAGCAGTAGGAATAGCAGAGGGTTTTATTGAGTGCGATAGTGAAGAGCAAGTACTGGAGGCATGGCAGTACTTGCATGACACTCGCATAGGTTATGGATTGCAAGGGTTTTTTGGTCGCACTCTCAAGCAATTATTAGATGAGGGATTGATTAACCCCTAAGCAGCAACTGTTGTTTTCATACCACGGCCAGGTTAGGGTATACCCCTATTGACCTACTTAATACCATTTTCTAAAGTGGTATTAGTTGGAGTCAGTAACAGTAGTTTAATTTAACAATGGAGCATATATTATGGCAAATTGGAAATATCAAATCAATCTCGCTGATATATTCGAGAATGTAGAAGAGCAACCAATAGAATTAACTGCAATGGAAATTTATCAACGTTTTGCAAGCTTTATGGAAAAGCATTCTGAAATGTTTGAGGATGATTATTCTACTGAAGATACAATTGATAATCTTAAGTATTGTGAGTCAGTAGAAGAGATCGACTCATTGCTATCTGAATTGTATGATTTTGCAGATGCTAATCGTATTTGGATTAACACTTGGGAGATTGCATAATGGGTAAAACCTACGCAATATTTAGTCAAAAACATGATGCTGAAATTTGGGTTAATCTCAAACTGGGCGATCGTGAAAGCATTGATACTGCAAGAGAATTGATTTTCTTGGAGATGGATGCAGATCCTACCAATAGTATTGAGAGCGGGTATGTTGAGTCATACCCTTTCTTTCAAGCAGATTGGAAAGTAGTAGGTGGTCGATTGGATTATCCATTCGATTTTGATCAAGTATTAGAAGTAGATAACGATTGGGGAGCTTTTGATGAAAACATTTGAGGTGCGTATCAAGGTGAAAGAAGTCAGATCCACTTATGTTGAAGTGGATGCGACTGATTGGGAAGAGGCTGAAAAGCTTGTTGAATCCATGTATTACAAGGGCGAGATTGAATTCGATCCAAGAGACGATCATTCTGAATTTTTAGAAATCGAAGTAGAAGACGAGGTGCAATTATGAAATTATTTGAATGTTTTTGGGGCGATGGATATCGCTCTAGTGATAAAAAATCAACCCTTGCATATTATGATCAAGAATTCTTTAATGAATTGCGTGGGTATGGTGACGAGGAATTGCACATTGTCGATATGCTCGAAGTGGGCGATCGTGCAGAATTTAATGAATGTGGTGAACATTGGGTGCGGAGGGTATCATGAAAAAATGGCAAATCCAAGCATTGTTTTTTAATGAAGGGTGGGAATGTCCCGAAGATTGTCCTACCCTTTACGATACCAAAGAAGAGGCGGAGATCGAGCTTGAAGATCACCTTACCGATATGGAGTACGCAGTAGAGATGGGTTACATGAGCGATTATGATGCCCACGATTGGCGAGTCGCAGAGGTAGAAGTGTGAGGCAGCCCCAAGAGTCAATAGGTAGTTACCCTGGTCCCGGGACCAGGGTAACTACCTATTTATTTTTGTTGCAATACCAGTACGATTGAGTTTTACACAAGGAGAATGTTATGAAATTTAATTTAGTGGTGGATGTGGATGATTTTTACATCGATGAGTATTTGGCAGAAAACCCAACAGTCACACTTGCTGATTTGAAAGGGCAATTAAACAACGCTTGCTATCTTGGTTTAGATTGCACCAATGCGATCATCATGCGACAGTTTGATTTTGGTATTTGTGAAACTTATGTGGAGCGTACAGAATGAAAGTTAAACAAGTATTAATTGAGCAGTTTTTAGATTACTTTAATAACTATTTGACAATTTCTAAGTACGCTGAAGATAACGACTTGGAATTACATCAAGCACAGACTGTAATTAGTTTAGGTAGAGCATTACACGAAAAGCAGTTTGTTGAAGATCACTTTCAATTTATTAAGGTGGGATGATATGAAAATGTATGGTGCATTTTACGACAGTCGCAATTTTTCATTCGAGGCATTTAGTAATAATGAAAGAAAAGCAAAGGCAACCCTCATTTGGGGTTTACGTAAGCATGGTAAGCAATATAACTGCGAGCCAGACTGGTGGTATAGAGACGATGTTTACACAATGGAGTACCAATTAAACACTTGCTATAGAGATAAGGACACACAATGAATTTATACACAATCGATAGCTTACACTTTTCAGTGAATGATATTCATGAGCAATGGGACGAAGGTCAGATTCATTACGATGATGCCCAAGAAATATTAGTAAATTGTTGCAAAGAGTTTATTAAACAAGCTGAGCAGCCCAAGTCTGGCCAGGTTTTGAATCACCAAATTCACTTCAAAACTGCAAGTGATTGCTACTTGTGGTTAGAAGAGAATGAGATCTACAACCCAGTAACACTAACTATTCACTTAGGAGAATAAAATGACTCGAATTGAAGAGATGATTAAAAAACTAATTGACGATGACATTCTGACAATCAAATCGGCAATGTACAATAATGATGTGGAATATCTATACCACATTTTGGGCGATGGCATGGGCTATAACAATTGGACAGATAGTCAAATTGAAATGGAATACAACGAAAGAACTTGGGAGGAAACAGTATGAACTGGGAACAACAATTCGTAGAAAGCTTTATCATTAAACTGGTGACACCACCACCAGTACCCGCTAAAGAAGTGTGGTTTGGTATATTTGAATTCGGTGATTTTGTAAAGGCTGGTGATAAATTTCCTATAGCAATTGTCCGCAGATTAGATGTCAAAATTATGATGGACTCTAACACGGCCGATGATTACATGACAGAAAATGGTTTTGATTCTTATCTCGTACCATCCGAGTTTGATGGCGAAATTTATTATGCGGAGGTGTGCAATGGGTAACTTTTATGATGGATGGTTAGAATCCGGAATCCAGGATTATTACGATGATTCAGATGAGCGGGGCGAGCGTATCGATTATGAGGTCGAGCAAGACCTCAAACCCGATGGTAGATTTTACCCATTTACTCAAATGAATTGGGCAGAGGCAACATCTGAATTGCATATGGCAGAAGAAATCAGCGACATGAATCCAGCTGATGCACCGCAAGAACTGCGTGATAAGGTGCAACAGTACTGGCATGATGTTGCCGTCCGTGTGAATGAAAGGGATTTATACTAATGGGGGCTGCACTTCAATATGTTGGGTGGTTTATCCTCGGATACCTATTATTAGTACATTGGGGGTGGGATAACTACATCTTACCCCAATGGGTTCTAATATTTATTGTGGCTATTCATAAACAAATACCGATATTAATAAGGAAAATATATGAAAAGATTTAGTGTGATTGCCCTAGCAGTAGGGCATTGTGTTGTTGCTCAAGCTACCATACTGGCATACACCCCCAATGTAATAGGGGGTTATACCATGCTGACAGACGAATACTGTACAACCAACGATGATTACTTGCAAGCATATGCAAGTAATTCAAACCATGAAGTAATTAAGGCTTGTTGGTACATCAAAGAAGATTTTGTTTACTTTGTGCCAAAGAATGGTAAACTAAGACGTATGCCAATAGATCGGTTTGATATTATGCCAACACCCGAAAAGAAAAAGGTCAAGCAAGGTAGCAAAACAAATGTATAGATATTTAGTCTACGAAGATGGCGAACTTGTCAGAAAATTCGCCAGTCGTATTGAGTGTGAACCCTACCTAAGAACAGGGTGCATACTAAAAGTATTGCCCAAAATAAAAGACCCTACTGCCAGTATGGTCTTTCAACAATCGTATGAATCTTGTGGAGATGCGTTATTTTGAAAAACAAAAGAAATTCATTATCGGATTACATGAGGTCACTTTATGGGATTCCTACGCTTTCCATTGAAGAAGAGCGGACTCTGGCCAAGCTCATCGCTACTGGTGACGAGCTTGCACTTGAAAAGCTGGTGACTCACAATCTTCGATTCGTGGTCAAGACAATCAAGAACACGCCAACCTGGCACCACTCTGGAGTGGATATGGAAGACTTGATGGGTTTTGGGAATGAGGCATTGCTCTTAGCAGCAAAGAAGTGGAAACCGCAAGAAGACATTCGATTTATTTCCTATGCGCGAAAAGTGATTCTGACAGAGGTCAATCGGGGTGTTGCCAATACCAAGAATCTGATTCGATTACCAGTAAACGTAACTGAGGAGATTAGACGTACCAAATACACCGAAAGATTGCTAACCCAAGAACTAGGTCGTGAACCATCAACCCAAGAACTTGCTCAAAAATTAGGCACAACTTCATTGCGCATTGCGCAATTGAATGGTATACTTAACAAAGAACCAATTAGTTTGGAAAACTTTAATACGGAGCATTTAGGGGATGATGGGTATGACACTTGATTTAACACAAGAGCAATTAAAAGCTTATCGCAGATTCATTAAAGCAAGGGATCTAGTTAAGCTAGTTAAAACAAAAGACAATATTCAAAACCCCTATATACCACATCGAGACTATCTTGATTCTATACAATTTGAAAACAATAATCATCCACACTTTATTCAAAATGACGAATGGTTGGAATACAAAGAAGCATCAGCAGAGTGGTGGAAAATCGAACCAAGATTCCGCCACGAAGAAAGAATGCGGGCCAGCCGTGGTGATTATGGTGTCGAAGACAGCTGGGACGAAGACGGATCCGATGTCGTGGACATATACCAATACTTCAAGGAGGAGTAAATGAAATACTTATCAGTATGTAGTGGGGTCGAGGCAGCCACAGTAGCTTGGCATGATCTTGGCTGGAAACCAGTAGCATTTTCAGAGATTGAACCCTTTCCTTCAGCAGTACTAGCACATCGTTTTCCAACCGTTCCCAATGTAGGGGACATGACTAAATATAAGGAGTGGAACTTAAATGAATCAATTGACCTTCTCGTTGGAGGAACCCCTTGCCAATCCTTCTCTGTCGCTGGACTTAGAAAGGGACTTGAAGATCCAAGGGGTAACCTCATGCTCACCTATGTTGGAATTCTTGACCATTATCGACCCAAGTGGTGCGTTTGGGAAAACGTGCCAGGTGTCCTCAGTAGCAACGGAGGACGGGATTTTGGTTCCTTCCTCGGGGCGTTGGTCGAACTCGGGTATGGGTTCGCCTACAGGGTGCTTGACGCTCAACACTTTGGAGTACCACAAAGACGCAGAAGAGTCTTCGTTGTTGGATGTCTTGGAGACTGGACCAGTCCCGCAAAGGTTCTTTTTGAGTCAGAAAGCTTG